TTAGGTAGTGCGGAAACTGACATGAGCTACACTGCGGCTGGAACTACTATGGACATACTCGTAAAAATCAACACTCATCAGTTCGGCATCGCTGCTGGAAATGCTGGGATATAATTTAGGAGGAATAAAAAATGGCAATTACTAGAGGTCAACTCCTTAAAGAATTGGTACCTGGCTTAAACGCAATTTTCGGAACAGAATATTCTCGTTACGAAGATGAAGCTGCAGTACTGTTCGATCAGGAGTCATCAAACAGAGCTTTCGAAGAGGAAGTACTTTTCCCAGGATTTGGAGAAGCACAAACTAAATTCGAAGGCGCAGGCGTAGCATACGCTCAAACAGGGGAAGGCTGGGTAGCTCGTTACACTAACGAAACAGTTGCTCTTGCTTTCGCAATCACTGAAGAAGCTATGGAAGATAACTTGTATGACAAATTATCTACACGTCTAACAAAAGCTTTAGCACGATCTATGTCGGCTGCTAAACAAACTAAAGGTGCAAAAATATACAACGAAGCATTTACTACTTCTAACGGTGGAGATGGACAACCATTGGTATCCAATTCTCACCCGCTACAAAACGGTGGTACTGCATCTAATAGACCAAGCACATATAGTGATCTTTCTGAAACTTCTTTAGAAGATGCACTAATTGATATCGCAGGTTTCACTGATGATAAAGGTCTACCAATTGCACTACAAGCAAGAACCTTACACATACCAAGACAATTGGTATTTGTAGCAGAACGTCTGATGGCATCTCCATACAGACCTGGAACTGCAGACAATGATGTTAATGCGATTAAATCTACTGGAATGATTCCAGGTGGTTATCACATTAACCATAGGTTTACTGATCCAGATGGATTCTTCTTAAGAACTGACTGCCCTAACGGCATGAAAATGTTCCAAAGAACTCCAGTAGCTACAAGCATGGAAGGTGACTTTGAGACTGGTAATGTAAGATACAAAGCTAGAGAAAGATACGTTTTCGGTTTTTCTGACTGGCGTGGTGTCTACGGTAACAAAGGAGTTTAATAAACTCAAATCAAGGGGGGCCTTTGGGTCCCTCTTGTTTCTTGGATTTAACAAATCTTACTGACTGGCCAAGCAGACGATATAGAGACAGTAAGAAAATAATAGGGACTATATTTCCCAGAAGGATTAAAAATGGCAACAACAACTTTTACAGGCCCAATTAAAGCGGGATCAGTTATCAATACAACAGGTACTGCTGCTAATGGCAAAATGAAGAACGTAGGTTCTGTGTTAATGACACAAGTTTCTTCAAAAATTTCTCACGACGACACATCAACTGCATCAGCAGGTATAGTTATACCTGCAAACTCTTTTATTTTTGGAATAGAAGTTTATGTAAATGAACTATTTGCAAACTCAAACGGATCAAGTACAGTTTTAGATGTTGGTACTTCAGCTGATGGCGACTATTTTGTAGATGGTTTAGCTCTATCCGCAACTGCTACAACTGCACTAGGCGGTGCTGCGGCTGCTGCAAGATGGATTAATGTTGGAACTAGTGACGTAGAAATTTACGCAAACATGGAAACTGGTAATGCAACTGCTGGTGAATTATACTTTGTAGTAAGTTACATACAAAACGCTAACGTATCGTAATAAATAATTAACAGGGGAGGCTTCGGCCTCCTCTTTTTAGGAGGATAATATATGGGAATTTCATTCCAAGGTGATGCAAATTCGACCAACATAGCAACAGGTGCAACAGGTAATAGTGCTACTAGTGATGGACAAAGTTCAACAGCACATAGACAAAGATTTCTAGCTCTTCTGTTAACAGCAGGAAGTGATACAGCTACAGCAACTGTGTATGATGGACAATCTGCTGGAGGTACTAAAATATTAAAAATATCTGCAACAGCAAATACTAGTACACACATCAACATTCCAGATCAAGGTAAAGTTGTTAGTACAAATATTTTTGTAGCAGTTACAGGTACAGCTTCAGAGGCTACAGTTTTCTGGAACTAGCATGGCAACTGAACAAACAAATAAAGAAGCTATTATAGAAATAAAAGGTGAACTAAAATTAATTCACGAAAAAATTGATACGATTAAAGATAATCATCTTGATCATATGGCTAGAGATATAGACCGTCTTACAAAATTTGTATGGGTGGTTGGAGGAACTGTCTTTGCTCAAATGTGTTATATTATAGTTCGCTCTTTAATGTAAGGAGGATACATGGCTACTTCAGGTACCCATAACTTTAATTTATCACTAGATACTGTAATTCAAGAAGCATACGAAAGACTTGGTGATGCAGCAAAAGGCGGATATGATTTAGTAACTGCTAGACGTTCATTAAATTTATTATTAATTAAATGGATGAATGATGGAGTAAATTTATTTACCTTAGATCTAGAAGATACTAGAATGACCACTGATCAGAATCATGTTACTTTTTCTTCAAGCAAATACTCAGATGTTTTAGATGCTTCTGTTTCAGATACTAGTGGAACAGACATAAGTGATATACCGTTAGAAAGAATTAGTTATTCTGATTATTTAGATATACCTAATAAAACTACTAAAGGAAAACCTATACAGTATGCGGTTGAGAGAAATGCTCAATACAATTCTGCAGGAGAAGCAACACACAAAGTTTATTTATGGCCTGTGCCAGATAAAACTTATGTAAGCGGTGGACAAACTATAAATGCATACGTGTTTAAAGCATGGATGATAAAGTATCCTGATGATGTAGGATGGACTAATACAGCAGGGGGGCAAGCAACTGTAGGTGGTCCTTATGTAGATTATACACAACAAGTGCAAATACCTAAAAGATTTTTACCTCCTTTAATAAGTGGATTAACTGTAGAGTTGGCTAACAAAATGCCTGGCTCTGTAGACATACAGAGAAGACAAGAGCTTACAGCTATATACAATGAGGAATGGGATACAGCTAGAGCAGAAGATAGAGAAAGAGCATCATTTGTAGTACAGCCATCAATACCCTATATTTAAAAAATTATGGCAAGATATACACGAGGAAAACATGCAGTCTTAATAGACGACATCTTTGGTCGCAAGATTAAATATAAAGATGCTCGCACCCAATGGGATGGCAAACGTGTATACAAAGGAGACTACACTGAAAAACATCCGCAATTAGATCCTCAAAAGTTTTTAAAGTTAGGTGGTACAAGTGTTTTAAAAAATGCAAGACCTGACAACGATGGAGAAAATCAAACTGTTACAGTAAAGCTTGGACCATTAAATGGAAAGTTTTCTGGGCAGATGGCTGTACAACCACCTATAGACGTGGGCCTATCTCTTTTAGATTTTCCTGTAACAGGATTAGAAGCAACATCAGCTTTCACATTAACTCCTAACCAAATAAATACTGCAGATCAACCAACTGGTATTCAAATGACTTCAGGTCATGGAGTTACAGGATTATTCTTTAATCTTACAGAAGTACCACCATCTCAACATGCAACAACTTCACAAGGAACTGTTTCATTTAATTTAGCAGATCAACCTAGTGGAATTCAAGCAACATCACAACGAGGAGATTTACAATTTAATGCTGTCGAAAATGTTACAGGACAAACAGCTACTACGCAACAAGGTAATGAAAGTTTAAACTTTGCTGCTGAAGTAATTGGAACACAAGCAAATGCACAGCAAGGAACAATATCGCCAGCACAAATAGAAGAGGCAGCAGGGCAACAAGCGTCATCAGGTCAAGGATCTATTTCATTTAATCTTGCAGATCAACCAGATGGTATAGCTGCAAGCTCTGCACTAGGTACAGTAGGTTTCTTCATTGCACAGCAAGCATTCCCTAGCGGTATACAAGGAACAGCTCAACAAGGCACTCCTGGATATCTACAAGCTGAAGAGGTATCAGGTATTTCAGCAACAGCATCTGAGGGAACTGCAGATGTAATTCTAAACTTTACAGAAGAGGTTCCAGGTTTAAGTATGACTTCTGCTCACGGTGGTTTAGGATTCTCATTCAATTTTGTAGAAGTACCTCCTGGAATACAGGCAGCTTCACAACAAGGAACTGTTGCTATTAATGCTACAGCTTTCGTTTCAGGGTTGTCTTCTACAGCACAACGTGGTACAATAACACCAGCATTCCCAGGATATGGATTAAATCCTTGGAGTGAAGGAACATGGGGTCAATAAATGAAGTTTACATACGTACAATTAAAACAAGCAATACAAGATTTTACAGAGAACGATTCTACTGAATTAACTACAGCAACAGGATCAGGGATTGCTCCTATAGACGTAATTATAGGGCTAGCTGAAGAGCGAATGTATAGAGAAATAGACTTTACTAGTGCTCAATTTACTACTACTTTGACTGTATCAGCTAATACAAATACAGCCGCTGTTCCTCAAGATTTGATATTTGTAAGATGGATCAGAACATCTAATGGTGACTGGGTATACGAAAAGGACGAATCGTTTATACGAGAGTATTGGCGTGCCCCCGCTACCACATCAGGGGACGATCCAGCTTATTACGCTCTTAGCAAGACTAATAAAAACTATACGTCTTCTAATAGACACATGAATTTCTTATTTGCACCAACTCCATCGGTTGACAAAACCTTAGAGATCAGTTATAATATACAACCAACAGGTCTATCATCTACGCAAACAAATACCTATTTAGGGGATTATTGTGGGGATGCTTTACTATATGCTTGCTTGTTGGAGTCGGGTAACTTTATGAAAGTTGACCAGGGGCAGATGACAAGATGGCAGCAACTATACGAAAGAGCTGCTCAAACACTAGCTACTGAAGAGCAAGTAAGAATGCGTAATTCTACTCTACTACAGGGTGAATTAAACGAAATGCAAAGAACAACTAAAAATAGATACTAAAAGGAGAATCTAAATGGCAATTACATCAGCAATAGCAACTAGTTTTAAAGTTGAGATTTTAAAAGCTGTCCATAACTTTACAAACAGTTCTGGGAATACTTTTAAAGTAGCTCTTATTAAAGCAAACGCTTCGCAATCAGGTACTTACGGTGCTGCCACAACTTCTTATACAACTGTAACTGGTAACTCAGATGAGCTTGCTAATGGTAACGGATACACAACAGGTGGTTATGCTTTAACTAATACTACACCTTCGTCTTCTGGTACTACAGCTCACTTAACATTTTCTGCTAACGCACAATGGACATCAGCTACATTTACAACAAGAGGATGTATAATTTATAACGACTCAGCTACTGGTGATCCAGCAGTTATGGTTATTGATTTTGGAGCAGACTACTCTGTATCAGGTGGTACATTTGAAATACAATGGCCTACTAATGATGCGTCAAATGCTATCTTAAGAATAGCGTAAGGAGTTAAATTATGGCATCGAATTGGTCTAATTTAGGCATAAGGTTAATGACCACAGGTGAAAATGATAACACCTGGGGTGGGCAAACTAATG